GGCTTCGGTGGAGGATTTGATGCTCCTGATTTAGATTTAGAAGATGATGGTGGTGGGGAAGATGATGCTGGTATGGGATTTGATGAAGGTGGTGGAGATGATTTAGGTGGTGCGGATGATTTAGGTGGAGATGAAGGTGGAGATGCTGGAATGACGGATGAAACTAGGAAAAATAAAGGAAAAATTTTGAGGGAAAATAGAAGGGTTATTAAACCTAAAAAAAGAAGAATTCTTCAGACAACTTATTTAGATAAACTAACAGAATCAATGATTAATGAAAAAGATGAAGCTAAAAAACGACCTAAAATTTACGATAAAAGTTTAAAGATTAATGATAAGTTGAATGATATGATAAATGAAATTGATAATAAATTAGAAGATGAGTAAACTTTACACTATAACTGGTATATTTATTATAAAAAGAAAATAATGCAAAATTTTGGTATAATTAATGAAACCTTTAAAAACATTTTAGCTGATAGTATAGTGGCAAAAGATGAGAAAGGTAAAAGGGTATTTAAGAAATACATTAAAGCACTTAAAGAGAATAGAGTGTTCAGAACTCAATATAATATTTACAATAAATTGGAAAATAAAGTTGAGGAAGATAAATTTAAATCTTCTGAATATGTAAAGGCATCTATTAAGGTTTTGGAACAATTAGGAGCCAAAATTATATTGTGTGAAAACGCAAAATTGGTGAAGTATCTTACTAAGTTTGGATATGAAGTATCTAAGGATGATTATCCTCATAAAGAATTACATGAGAGTATTCATTCGTTGGTAGTTAAAAAGAGAAGAGCTAAGAACTTAGATTCTATAACTGAATCAACTCATTATATCAACGATTATATTAATACCAACACGAAACCTATCGTAGCTGAAGCAAAGAATTTCTATGCCCCATCTGCTCTTGGAACGGAATTGATTAAAAAATTCAATGAAAGGTATAAAGATAAGTTGAATGAGAGTGAGATTAAAGTATTCAAAATTGCTACAAGAGGGACGGAAGAAGATAGAAAAGAATTATACGGTACAATGGTACTGGAGTGTATTGATTTAGTTAATGCTCAACTAATAGAATGTAGTATCGAAGAGAAAGATAAGTTACTTCAAGTTAAGGATAAATTATTAAGATTTAAATATAATAAAGATGGGTTTATTTCTGAAATTAGTAAGATAGTAAACTTAAAGGGTAACTTAATATAAAATAATATGTTAATGACAATATTTCTTGTTGCAGAAATCGGTAAGTGGTTACTGGAACAAGCTCCCGTTATTGTTTTAATGGGTGTAGTAATCTTTTGGTTAGCTAAAAGATTAAATAAATCTGAAAAAGAGAAAGATGACTTAGCTAAAGAAGTTATTAAACTTGCTACTTTATGGGAAGAGAAAAGTGACAAGATGGAGGAAGGTGTAGATAAGACCAAGGAACAGATATTAGAATTTTTGCGAGATATAAAAATGATAGTAAAAGGTATAATCGACAAAATGAATAATAAATAAATATGGACGCAATTAGAGAATTTTTTACAGGTAAATCCGAAAATTATTCAAAAGCTAAATTAAGTCTTGAAAAAGTTAAAAGAAGTTTTGAAGGATTTGTTATTGCATTTCCAGATGTAACTCCTGATGAAATAATTCTCATTATAAATAAGTGGGAAGAATTACCTAAAGAAATATCTAGTGGAGTTAAAATGATGGGGTTAAAAGTTAAAAGTAATTTTAAATCTCTTATAATGAGTTACGAACCTAACGCATATATAGTACCACACTCTCACAAATCTGAATATGAATTTGGTAAAATCATAAAAGGAAGTATTACAAATAAATTAACTGGAAAAACTTACAATAAAAATGATGAATATATGTTTTCACCAAACGAGTTACATTATTTATTATCATCTAAAGATGGATGTTTAGTACAGTCTATATTAACTTATGATGATAAGTATAAGTTACAGCCACTATCCAAAAATATTCTAAATAAGCTAGAATTAATATAATATTATTCCAACTAACTTTATAAATAATTAACTACTACCTGGTTAACCGACTTGACTTTTTTAAAATATTGACTATATTTGCATAAATTAAAACCACATGGAATACAGTAGAGGAACAGAATTAAAAATAAATAACTTCAATAATTACAATGTAGCTTTCGGGGCTATGAATAAAAATAAGCCAAAATCTTTATATATTAAAATTAGCGCATGGGCTAATCCAATATCTGAAAATGATGAAAATTATAAACGTATTATTAGAAAAATAACTAAAAGGGTTAAGAGCCATCTTCATAGTACCACTAATAAGAATAAGTTTGATATAGATAAGACTATGATTGATTTGGATATGAGAGAATCAGGAATATTATATGGTAAATCAAGTTTCATTAGTTGTGAAATAACTCTATATCAACACAATCATCATTTATTAAGGTCTAATGTAATGATGGGTGAGTTAAATAATATTACTAATGATGTGATAAAGGGTGTGCTCATGAAAAATGAATATTTCAAATTTTATAAGAAAAAAAATGATGCAAAATTAAAATTAAAAAAGCTTAATCGTAAAGATTAGGCTTTTTTTGTGTTTAATGATATATTTATTGTAAAACGATTTAAATGCACGATCATAAAATAATAAGAGGTGGTAAGACAGGAACGGGTTTATTAATAGAAGGTGATGCTGGATTTATTGAACCTAGTGATTTACGAAATAAACCATTCTTATCAGAAATAAATAAAGTAGGTAGTGCTTCGGCCATTATGGTAGAACCGTTAGTCCTATTTGTAGTATTACAAAAATATGGAATTGAGAACCTTAATGGTAGGATATATCCTGAGCACTTATTAAAAAGAGAAGCTATAAATTATCAGAAACTAATTGACAATCGTTCAGCCATCGGTGAGAGTGACCATCCTGAAAGTTCTGTAATATCTAATAGTAGAGTTTCACACGAAATTAAAAAGATTTGGTGGGAAGGTCATACATTGGTAGGGGAGATAGAAATCATTATGTCACCCGGATTCATCAACCAAGGAATAATTTCTTGTGAAGGTGACCAAATAGCTAATATGCTTAGAAAAGGAATTAGAGTAGGAGTTTCTTCAAGAGGTGTTGGTTCATTGGAAGAAATAGGTGGTAAATTATTGGTACAAGATGATTTTGAGTTAATATGTTGGGATATAGTAACTAGCCCAAGTACTCCGGGGTCATACATGTTCAATAAGAGGGCTGATGCTCAACCATTTATGGAATCAGCAAAGAAATCTGGGAATCTATTAATCGATGATTTAGATAGATTTTTAATGTAAAAGATAATCTTTTTATCTTTTATTTTCACTAAAATAAGCGTTTTATGAATATTAAGTATATTTATTAACAAATGTATAATATTATATTATGCACTAATAGAAACAAAACTAAACAATAATAAAAATGGCAGACAAAGGTAAGTCTATAATTGAAGAAACACTAGCACAATTTGAATTGATTGAAAATCATTTGAATTCTAATACTAAAGAAATACTTCGTTCAGTATCGAAAGAAGAAATTACTAGTACGCTAACAGAGTCCTTGAGAGAGGATGATTTCGATGATGAGTATGAAATCTCAGATATCGGAGGCGATGACGGTGACGTTGGCGCATTACCAGTTGATTCCCCAATGGGAGGAGACTCAGTTGAAGCCCCTATGGGTGGAGACGATGCTGAAGCCCCTATGGGTGGAAGTGAATTACCAGTTGGAATTGACGCAGAACCTGAATTAGGGTTAGGTGGCGAGGAAGAACTTGGAATGGACGCTGTAGATGGAGGCTTAGGTCTCGGAGCAGAAGAAGGTAGCGAAGACTACGAAATGGACATGACAGGAGCATCAGACGAGGACGTAATCTCAGTTTATAAAAAATTGAGTGGAGAAGACGAAATCGAAGTTGTATCACCAAATGAAGTAATTATTAAAGACCCTTCTGGAGCAGAATACAATGTTAAAATGGGTGGAGGAGACAATAGTCTTATCGACCAAGGTGAAATGGGAATTGACGGAGAATTAGGAGGAGAACCTTCTTTAGAACCTGAAATGGGATTAGAACCAGAAATTGGAGCAGAGTTAGGTGCAGAACCAGAAATGGGAGCAGAACCAGAAATGGGAGCAGAACCAGAAGCAGTTGCAGTTGAGCCAGAAATTGGAGCAGAAGCACCAGCGGCAGAACCTGAATCTACAGAAGCACCAGAAGGTGAAGAAGAAGAGGAAGAAGAAGAAGTTGGAGAATCAGTAGTTTATGAAGTTGAACTTTCAGAAGATGCTGACGAAGTTGTAGAAGACATTATTAGAGGTAAAGGACATGACAAAGAGTTAGTAACAACTTCAGCACCTAATACAGGTGACATTGAAGGGCAAACTGCTCAAACACATGACGGAGCTAAAGCTAGTAAGCCGGGTTCAGGAGGAGAAGGAGTTCAATCTGTTTCTCAATCAGGACTAGCAAGTGGAGACATTGAAGGGCAAACTGCTGAATCAGACAAAGAAATCAAGGGAGATAATCTTACTGGTGGATTTGTTGAAAAAGGTAATGGAACTGGAGACGCACATGCACAACATATCATGGAAGATGATGCAATCGAAGAAACTGCGGAAGTAGTTGATGAGAATGCTGAAGTAATAGATGAAGAAGATGTTGTTGAAGGGGATGAAGCTATAGATGAAAAGATTTCAACCAACGGTGTTCGTGAGAGACAAGCGGGTGGAGACTTAACTGATATCAAAGGACCTGGAGCAAAGCAAACAGCTAAGAACTTAGGTCATGGTACTAAAACTGAAGCTATAGTTAAAAAATACAACGCATTATTAGCGGAAGCTAAGAAGCACAAAGCAGAGAACGATATGTTCAGAAAATCTTTAAAAGGATTTAGAAAAATGTTAGGTGAAACGGCTGTATTTAATTTAAACTTGACTTACGTTACAAAATTATTCTTAGAGCATTCTACTACAGGTGAGGAGAAGCAACAAATCTTAGAAAGATTCGATAACGAAGTGGTGACGATTGAAGAATCGAAAAAACTGTATAAAAATATTGTATCAGAATTGAACACTAAAAAGCCAATCGCTGAAACAGTAGAAAACAAATTTGTATCTGAACAAGCAACAAGCCAATCAACTCAAATTAATGAGAGAAAGGTTTATGTAGACCCAGCACAAAGTAGAATTATGGATTTAATTAATAGAACTAAAAGATAATCTATTATAAGTCTTAAAAACAAATAACAAAAACAAAAACAAAAAATAAAATTATGTCACATTTTTTAACAAGCGGTCAAGTTGGTAACATCGGACTTAACCATATGAAACAAGTGAGAGAAAACACTATCTCTAAATGGGATAGCTTAGGTTTCTTAGCAGGTCTTAGAGGACACGTAAAAGAAAACATCGCTCAATTGTACGAGAACGAAGCGTCTCACTTATTAAACGAATCAACTGATGCGTCAAGCTCAGGTTCATTCGAAACGGTTGTATTTCCAATCGTGAGAAGAGTATTCTCAAAATTATTAGCTAACGATATCGTATCTGTACAAGCGATGA